GTCGTCGCGGCGTGTCGCCGGCATCTGGCCGACGTCGCGACTGGGTCCGCGCGGGGTCTGATCTGGAAACCGGATCAAGCCGAGCGCGCGATCGCGTTTTTCGCCGAGATCCTGGTCCTCCCCGAAAGCAGTGAGGCCGCCGAAACGGCGACGGCGGCGCAGGATCCGAGCGCGCCGAGGCCATTTGTCCTCGCGCCGTGGCAAGCGTTTATCGTCGGATCGCTCTTTGGCTGGTACACGGTCCAGGGATTCCGGCGGTTTCGCGAGGCGTACATCGAAACGGCCAAGGGATCGGGCAAAACGCCGCTCGGCGCCGGGATCATGCTGTATTTACTCGTCGCCGACGGCCAACGGGGCGCGCAAGTCTATTTGGCGGCCGTGACGCGGGAGCAAGCCGGCCTCGCGTGGCGCGATTGTCGAAAAATGGTCGAGGATTCCGTCGAATTGCGCGCGTTTTTCGGCGCGGACGGCCTCCGCGCGCATGAATTGATCGTTCCGGGGGATGGCGCATTCCTCAAACCGATCTCGAGCGAACGCCGCGGCCTCGACGGGAAGCGCGTACACGGCGCGCTCGTCGATGAGCTCCACGAACATGGAACGTCCGTCGTCGTCGACAAAGTCCGGGCCGGGACCAAAGGCAACCGGAACGCGCTGATCGTCAAAACGACCAATTCCGGTTTTGACCGGATGTCCGTGTGCTGGTTTCACCATGAATACTCCCGAAAAGTCCTCGAGGGGACGCTCGACAACGATTCATGGTTCGCATATGTCTGCGGCCTCGATCCCTGCGACGCCTGTCGAGGCAAGGGCCGGTGGTTTCCATCGGACGATTGCGCGCAGTGTGACGACTGGCGGATCGAGGGGCCGGCCTGGCTGAAAGCCAATCCAAACCTGGGGATCTCCCTCCCGTGGCAGTACGTCCGGGAACGGGTCCGACAGGCGCAAGGCATGCCGACACAGATCTCGGATGTCCTCCGTTTCAATTTTTGCGTGTGGACGCAAGGGATTCAGCGGGCGTTCGATATGGGCCGATGGGCGGCCTGTAAACCGATGCCAACCGAGGCCGAGCTCGGAAAGGCGCTCGCGTTTGGCTGTCTCGACTATGGGCAAACGGACGATCTGACGGCCTGGGGCCGGCTGTGGGTCCTCGAGGATGGGCGCCTCGCGGTCAAGATGCATTATTTCGCGTGTGAGGATGCCTTGACGCGCTTTCCGGCGCGACCGTATGACGCCTGGCGGCGCGCCGGCCTCCTCACCGTGACATCCGGCGCCTCAACGGACTATGCGACGGTCCAAGCGCGGATCCGGGCTGACGTCGCCTCAAGCAAATTGCAAGCGGTGTACTTCGATCCGGCGACGGCGAAAGAAACCGGGCAAGTCCTCACGGGCGACGGGATCCTGATGGTCGAGATCCGGCAAGGGTTCGCGCTCAATGAAGCGATCCGGCGCCTCGAGACGTTGATCACGTCGGCGGATCTCTGTCACGGCGCCGATCCGGTCCTGGCGTGGATGGCCTCGAATACCGTGATCGTCACCGGGACGCGCGGCGAAAAACGCCTCGCGAAAGAACGATCCCCGGAAAAAATCGACGGGATCGCGGCGCTCGTCAGCGGGATTGAGGGCGCACTCGTCCGGCGGGAACGACACACGGATCCCTTTATCGAAGTCTATGGAGGCCGGTGATGGACGAGGATCTGACGCTCGACGTGTTCGGCCGGCGGAAACGGGGACGGCCGCGGGCGCTCGATCCCACGATCCCGATCACGGTCTGGATCCCACTGAGCGAACACGATCGGATCGTCCGGCTCGCCGATCGTCGCGGCGCCTCCGTATCCTCGACGGTCCGGATCCTCCTCAAGTCGACGGGCGCCGCCGGCGTCAAACCGCGCTAGTCGTGCAGATCGCCTCCCGGATCCGGCGCGCGTTCAAAGGGGGGCGATCCTATGCAAGCTGTTGTCGCCAATATGGCCGGATGAGGGTAGATAGGGCACTGCGGGACGGAATTTTCCGACAGAACAAATCCGGCGCGCGCTAGATGTCTCAGAATGGGACACGCATGGGCGCGCCGTCCTATACCGTCTACGCGATCCAGTACAAAACCGTCGACGCCGATCAACGGATTATCGAGGGGATCGCCTCGACGCCGGCGCCGGACCGGCTCGGCGACGTCATGATCCCGGCCGGCGCGCGGTTCACGTTGCCGATGCCGCTCCTCTGGCAACACGATCTCAATAAACCGATCGGGCAAGTCCTCTCCGCAACGGTGACGGCGGCCGGGATCAAGATCCGGGCGCAGATCGCCAAAGGGATCGCGTTTATCGAGGATCAGGCCTGGCCGATGATCAAGTCCGGCCTCGTGCCAGGCCTCTCGATCGGGTACAAACCGCTCGAGGCCGAGCCGATCAAGGGAACATTCGGCCTCACCGTCAAAAAGTGGGATTGGTTCGAAACGTCGACGGTTACCGTCCCGGCCAATGTCCGCACGACGATCACGGCGATCAAGTCTGCCGATCAAGCCATTCGGGCCGAGTCCGGCCGTTCACTACCGCCCGCGGTCGCGGGATCTTCTCGAACAAAGGATCACGCGATGACCTACAGCGAACGGATCGCCGGCCTCGAGGCCGAGCGGTCCCAAAAGCGGACGAGTCTCGAGGCACTCCTCGAAAAAGACACCCTGACAGACGAAGAAACGACCGAGCGCGACAGTCTCACCACCGAGCTCGAAAGCCTCGGCGCGACGGTCAAAAGTTATCGGGCGCTCGAGGCCTCCCAAGCGCTCGAGGCGATCCCGGTCGCGCCGCGGGCCTGGGGCGGCACCTCGGCGCCGGCCGGATCCAGCAATGCGATCACGGTCGAGGAACCGAAGTTGAAACCGGGGATCGCGTTCGCGCAAGTCATGCTGTGCAAGTGTGCGTCGCAATTCGCGGTGATGCAGGGCATTCCGCTGTCGGCGCTCCAGGTTGCCAAGCAATGGTATGCGCATCGGCCATCGGTTCAGGCGGCCGTCAAGGCGGCCGTCTCGCCGGCGCTGACGTCCGATGCGACCTGGGCCGGTACCCTGGTCTATGCGCAGACGATCGCGGATTTTGTGGAGTATCTCCGGCCGAAAACCGTGATCGGGCAATTCGGGACGGGCAATATCCCGAGCCTGAACCGGGTTCCCTTCAATATGCGGCAAGTCAAGGAAACGGCCGCCATGACCGGGTACTGGGTCGGCGAGGCGAAGCCGAAACCGGTAACGCTCGGCGGGTACTCCACCAATACGCTCGGGTTCGCGAAAGTGGCGGCGATCACGATCGATTCCGAAGAGCTCTTGCGTTTCAGCAATCACCCAACGATCTCTGCGGAAGAAGCGATGCGCAACGGCCTGACGCGCGCGCTCGTCGCCAAAATCGACACGTCCCTGATCGATCCGTCGTTTGCGGCCGTCGCCAACGTGAATCCGGCGAGCCTCACGAACGGGCTCAGTCTGGGGACTTCGGCCGGGAATACCGCGGACGATGTCCGGGCGGATGTCCTCTCGCTCCTGTCGGGAGTCGGCGCGATCGGGCTCGGGACGACCGACAACGTGGATCCGCGCGGCGTCGTGCTCCTCATGCCGCCGGGCGTGGCGCTGGCGGCCTCGCTCATGCGGACGACCGTCGGCGGAACGGAATTCCCGGACATCACAATCAACGGCGGATCCTTGCAGGGGATCCCCGTGCTCGTCAGCAATTACGCGGCGATCGCCGGCTACGGGAATTTGGTGATCGCGATTGTGGCGCCCGAGATCAATCTCGCCGATGATGGCGGCGTCACGGTCGATATGTCGCGCGAGGCCTCGCTCGAAATGTCCTCGACGCCGACACAGTCCGGGACGACGGGCGTCTCGCTCGTCTCGCTCTGGCAAGACAATTTGGTGGCGTTCCGAGCCGAGCGGTTTATCAATTGGGGGTTGCGGCGCCCGGGCGTGGTCGCGGCGATTCAGTCCGTCAATTGGGGCGGCGTGGCGAGTCCGTCCTAACGTCAGATCGCCCGCCAACTGACAAGCACTGCGGCGCCGGTCCGGTCGATTCCGGATCGGCGCCGGCGGGATCTCGAGGCCTGATGAAGGATCCGCATGTCGCCGTGATCGCGCGCCGGCCGACGGTCTATGGCGCGATCCGGTTTGCGACCGGGGAAAAATTCATGGTTCCCGTGGCCGAGGCCTTACGGCTCGCCAAAGGCGGGATCGTGAGTCTCACCCGTCGGCCGGACGTCCCGATCGCCGCCGGCCTCCCGACATCCACACATCAAAACGAAACACCCGATGGGGATCCCGGTGGGGCGCCGCGGCTGCGCGGCCGGAAGCGGACGGCGGGCGCCTAATGGATCGGCTCGNNNTGTTCGGGCTGACGGTCGCGCGGACGGCGGATCGCTCGTTTTTCGTCGGCTCGAGCAAGCGGTTTCAGGCGCTCCAACCGATCATGGGCGCCGGCCGGACGTGGTCGCCGATCGTCCGGGAACCGTTCGCCGGTGCGTGGCAGCAAGATCAGGAATGCACGATCCAGAACGTGACCGCACACGTCGCGGTCTTTGCGTGTGTCTCGCTGATCGCGTCCGACGTCGGGAAAACTCGGCTCATGCTGACCGAGGAGGGGCCGGACGGCGTGACGCGCGAAACCGAAAACCCCGCCTACAGTCCGTTTCTCCGCAAGCCTAACGGCTTTCAAATTCGGCAACAGTTTTTCGAGCGGTGGCAAACCTCCAAGCTCCTCGAGGGGAATACGTACGTCCTCAAACGGCGGGACCTCCGCGGGGTCGTCAATGCCGGATACGTGCTCGATCCGGCGCGCGTCCGGGTCTTGCAGGCGCCCGATACCTCCGTCTTTTATCAACTGTCGCCGGATCCGATCGGCGCGGTGACGGATGGCATTCTCGTCCCGGCGCGCGAGATCATCCACGATACCTACTGGACGATTTCCCATCCGTTGATCGGCGTGTCGCCGATTTGGGCCTGCGGCCGGGCGGCGATCCAAGGGCTGACGATCCAGGCGGCCTCGGTCGAGTTTTTTGCGAATGCGAATCAACCGGCCGGGATCCTCACGGCGCCCGGGCCAATTTCGCAAGACGTCGCCGACAGGGCCAAGGAAAAATGGACGAGTCTCGATACCGGCGCGATCGCGGTCCTGGGGTACGGGCTAACCTATCAGCCGATCGGGATGAAGGCGCAAGATTCGCAACTGTTGGATCAGTTGAAATTCTCCGCGGAGATGGTCTGCCAGGCGTACCGGGTCCCGCTGCATAAAATCTCGGTCGGCGCGCCGCCTAACTATAACAATATCCAGGCCTTAGACACGCAGTACTACACCAACTGTCTCCAAGAAAAACTCGAGAAAGTCGAAACGCTCCTCGAGGAGGGGCTCGAGATCCAACGGCCGCTCCGGGTCGAGTTTGATCTCGATGATCTGCTCCGGATGGATACGGCGACCTTGATCCAGTCCGAAAAAGACGCCGCCGGGATCAAGACCGTGAACGAATCGCGGCGCCGGCTCAATCTCGCGCCGGTCACGGGCGGCAATACGGTGTATCTCCAAGAACAGAATTTTTCGATCGAGGCGCTCGCGCGCCGGGATGAGGCGCCAGCGCCGAGCGCACCCACGCCAACGCCAGAACCGCCGGCACTCGAGCCGATCCCGCCGGGACCGCCGGCGAGCAAGGGGATCGCCTGGGAGGAGCTCCGGATTCGGACCTTGGCGCGCCTCGCGCCAGTAGTACAGACCCATGCCGCTTGAACCGCTCGACGCCGAGGCGCTCTCCGCGATTATTGCTGAGGCGGTCGCGCTCGTGACGGCGCCGCTCCATGCGCGGATCGTCGGCCTCGAGAAGAGTCTCGCCGGCCTCGAGACAAAAGCGATCCCGGGCGCCGCCGGACCGCCGGGACCGCCGGGACCG